ATGCCTGTGGACATTATGCGCTCAGGCAATGATGTGGCGCGTAAGAGTGGCGACTCGCTTGTATACGTTGGCATGAACATGCTGGCAGATGCAATGCTCAAGAAGGAGAACTAACAAATGTTAGAAATTAAAGCACCTGGGATGCCGCACACGCTGGTATCCATCTATGACCAGTACAAGTTGATCGAGCCACACCGACCTTGGGAAGGTGAGCCCGACAACGCCGAGTGGGTGGACGCAGACACTGGACTGCATGGGCACATCATGCGCAACACCATAACGCACACGCTTTGTGGTTACGTGGGTGTAACCACTGGGGACTTGGTGGGGGTGAACTACAACGACTTGGATATGGACGACTACTCCCCGCATGGTGGGCTGACGTACAGCGGCAGGGAGGGCAACGTGTGGTGGTTCGGGTTCGACTGTGCCCACAGCGAGGACTTCCTCCCTGGCATCTACATCAAGATGCGTATGGTCAACCACAAGGGCAAGGACTCATGGCCTCCGACTACGAACTACCGCACATGGGAGTTTGTGGATGCTGAGATACGGCGAATGATGGAGTGCATAGCTCTCAAGAAGTACACGATTGAAGCAGAAAAAGGAGACTAACAAATGTTAGCCAGATACTACGTGACAGGGTGGTGCGATAGGTTCGGGCAATGGGTTGCCGAGTCGATCGAATGCCGCAGTAAACAGGTGGCGAAGGAGATGTTCAAGACAACATACCCAACGCTGAAAAAACTCAAGGCGTACCGAGTACGCGCACAGGGGGAGTGATGGAGGAGATACCAAAGACATTGGAGGGAGACGATTGGTGCATCACGGGGTTCACGAATGACGACGGAAGCAAAGAATTGCTCATACGCCGCAAGTACCAATGGGAGGCACAGATATTGAAGCGTAAGTGGGAGTATTTAGCCGAAGGGCTGACACACGCCAAGGCAATGGAGTTTATTAACCTTTTTAAAGGAGCATGACATGGGATACGCAACAGTGAAGAGAGTACCGAGGGTGTTTGACCCTAGACACGCCAAACAGGTACACGACAACGCCCTACCAATCAGGGGGAGGTCTCCCGAGATTCGACCCTTGGGCGACCGCAGGGATGTGGACAACTACTCTGTGCGGATGAACGGCGATGATGTGGAGTTTGTTTTGTACAAGACCCCGGTCATCACGTACAAGGCCAACGGCGAGATCGTGCTACGCACCGATGGGTGGGCGAGTGTGTCATCGCACCAATTCATCCAACAAGTGTTAGGCATACCTGCGCGTGGGAAGAGTGGGAGCAGTGTCCTCATTGTGAATGGGCAGCACTACACCATGACAGGCAACAACCCGCTGGTGATACGCCGAGGCGAAGGAACTGGCACATGGAGAGTGCTGGCGCACGAAACGCTTTATGGGTACAAAGCAAATCGCAAGGCTATAACAAATGTTAGGTCGCGCTACTCAGAATTCCGCAAATATCTGGGTGGGTTCGTGAACCTGCGCCGAGAGGAGCATGTGTTGCATCAGGGCAGACCCTATGAAATTAGGGCCAATGTACTCAAGTTTGATGTGCAGGAAGCAGTGGATATGTTTGGTGTGATGGACAGCACGTACAACGATGTAAAGGCACTCGACCGCTCGAAGATAGATTGCATCTTTGACAAGCCGACAAAGCTGTATTACTTCAACCCAACGGAGACGCAAAAGCAAGACCACCGCGATGCGATACGCAAGTATGAGGAGAACATGAAGGCGTTCACCGACACGATCGTAAACGGACAGCCCGAGGATGTGAAGCACGAGAACTTCTACCGAGGCGCGATGGCGTTATTGGTGGAGGGGTATCGACAGCGTATGTCAAACCACAGGTCCGAGTGGGTACTGCACGACTATGAGCGAGGCGGCGTGGTCAACGTGAACGAGTGGATGCTTGCCATTGATGAGGCCATATTGAAGTACCACGCCGAGGAGGTGCTGGAGCGGGTAAAACTGGAGGTAGGGAAAACCCCCAACCCGAAGTATGCGTCTTGGATATCAGAGAAGGTGTGACCAATAAACTTGACAATACCATAACATTGTGGTATAATATAGGTTGGTTAGTAGAAGTGTGTTCGTTAGTTTTTTGTAACCCGCCGAATCTAACAACTGTTAGAAACGGCACATCAGATGGAGTTTGAAAATGTCAGAAGTAACTTTTGGAAAGACTGTAACGTTGAAGCAAGCGGCAACGCTTATCAAAACGAACCCGACCACGAGGTTCATGCTCAGAGGTGAGCCTGGGATTGGTAAGTCATCCCTGTTGGAGTCGATCGCTGGGGACTTGGGGTACGACTATGCGTATATTGACGTACCCAATATGGATTTGGGCGATATTGCGATGCCTGTCATCGACCACGAGACCAAGACCACCCGCTACTACCCCAATGCGCGGTTCAAACTGCACGAGGGCAAGCCTGTAGTCATCATGCTGGACGAGTACTCAAAAGGTGCCGACCCTGTGAAGAACATGCTACACCCCATGCTTGAGAAGGCGAACCCTCGCTTGGGTGACATCACCATCGACAATCGCAGTCCCATCTTCTTGACAGGTAACCTAACGACCGATGGCGTGGGCGATGTGTTGAAGGCGCATAGCTTGAACCGCCTTGTGTCTCTCAACGTAGCCAAGCCCGATGCCGAGCAGTGGATTGAGTGGGCTATCAACAAGGGTATCGAGCCCGAGGTGATTGCGTGGGTGAATCGTTTCCCTCATGTGCTGGCAAGCTACACCGATGGTGGGCAAGCCGACAATCCGTATATCTTCAACCCCCGCAAGACTATGACGGCGTTCGTAACTCCACGCTCATTGGAGACTGCATCTAACATTGTTAGAACTCGCAAAGAGAACGACACCGATGCGGTGATTGCGGCGTTGACAGGTGCTATCGGTGAGAGCGGTGCGCGTGACATGCAAGCGTACATCGAATTCTCAGATCAGTTGCCGACATGGGAAGCGACCATCCGAGACCCCAAGCATACCAAGATACCCACAAGCCCTGGCGCGTGTGCGATTGTGGTGTTCGGTGCCATTGCACGTATCGACAAGCAAAGCATCACCCCATTCATGGAGTATGTGGAGCGGTTCGATGCCGAGTGGCAAGCCGTGTTCGCTATCAACATTGCGAAGAACCGAGACAAGCAAGCCATTGCGTTTAGCTGTCAGGCGTTCAGCAACTGGGTAGCAAAGAATCAGGACTTGTTGTGACTCGAGATTTAGAACTCGACAACGGGTGGGTGTCGCATACCAACACCTCCCGCCGACTGCGAGATTCAGGGTACACAGTAGGAGGGTACATCGACAAAGGTGCGCCCAAGTATGTGCTGTACCGCATGGAGCAGAGCGGCGTGGGTGCGGGTATGCACACCATCGTCCATGAGTTTGACACCCCCGAGGAGTTGACCAACATGGTAAAGCTACTGATACCGGAGGAAGGAGGCTAACAAATGTTATATGCGGCGGTACACGACCATAGGGCTTGGCCTTTGGGGTTGGAGGAACTTGAGTATCTGAAAAAGAAACTCAAGCATCTTAACTGCAACTACCGACTTGATCTGGAGGTGCGCATGTTTGCATTGTCCGACCACCCAGAGTATCGGTATGTGTTATTGAAGTGGGAACACTATGCAAAGGGGAATAAAAGAATCGTGTTGCTTGAGACACACGACATGGAGCAGATGGCATCGGCGTTGAAGATGCTTGTGAGTATTGAAGAAACTGAAATGAAACAAAGGAGCTAACAAATGTTAGAAGAACGCAAAGTGCAGAAGGCAAAGATCAGTTTGATGCGCAATTCAAAATTCGCATTGCTGAGCGGCATCATGATGGTGGGCAGGACGAGAGTGGATGACAACATCCCGACCGCCTGTACCAATGGCAGGGATGAGCGGTATGGGCGCGAGTTTGTGAAGAAGCTACGCGACCCCGAGTTGGCGTTTGTGGTGGCGCATGAGAACGCGCACAAGATGTATCGGCATCTCACCACATGGCGCAAGTTGCATGATGAGAATTTCCACTTGGCAAATCGCGCTTGTGACTACGTGATTAACCTCATGCTCAAGGACTTGGACCCGAGCGAGTCAGTGATTGCCATGCCACGCTATACCGATGGCCCACTCAAGGGTAGGCCGATGGGATTTGTGGACGAGCGATTCCGAGGCATGAACGCCAAGCAAGTGTTCGACATACTCAAAGAGGAGGATGACGGCGAAGGCAATGGTGACGGTGATGGGTTCGATATCCACGATTGGGAGGGAGCCAAGGACATGACCGAGGAGGAGAAGAAGGTACTTGCACGAGAGGTTGACCAAGCGATACGCCAAGGACTAATTTCTGCCAAGAAGGCGGGAACTGGTACAGGCGGCATGGACCGCGAACTTGAAGGCTTGATGGAGCCCAAGATTGATTCCTACGCTGATTGGTGAGAAGGTGGGCCACTTGGTTATCGGTGTTGACACATCTGGTTCGGTGGGCGCGGAGGAACTCGCTGAGTTTTTGTCCGAGGTCAAGGGTATTGCCGAAGAGGTGAACCCCGAGACTGTGGACTTGCTCTACTGGGACGGCGAGGTGGCGGCGCATGAGACTTACACAGGCGCTACTGTATCCAGCATCGTGCAGTCAACCAAGCCAGCGGGCGGTGGGGGTACTTCACCTAGTTGCGTATCCACATATCTCAAGGACAAGCACATCGTGCCCGAGTGCATCATCATGCTCACCGATGGGTACGTTGGTGGCGACTGGGGTAACGAGTGGACTGCGCCCTTGCTGTGGGTGATTGTGGGAGGAAATGATGATGTTGCACCTAATGGCAAGACGATTCATATTCGAGATTGAAAGCTGGTATCTAACAAATGTTAGGAGAACGAACATGGTAATTATTGATTTGGGGTATCGCAGTGTGGTGTTGCACACCGAGGATGCAGTGCGTGTTGCCGAGATTTTGGCAAGGGGCGAGACTTTCGTGGAGAAGTACCGCACCAAGGAAGAGAAAGAGAAGAGCGGCATTGATACCGACTACACCTACCACGTATACCCACAAGAGCAACCGTTCAACATGAAGATCATGCCCGACTCGCAGTATCAGATGGCGAAGCTGGCGGGTAAGCCTGTGAAGGAGTGAGTATGGTGATCAATCGAAGCCCCGCCGAGTGGTTTGATTTTCGTGACCGCTCTGATGAAGAGGTTTATGGGGTTTTGAAAACAGGGGAGGGGTGGGCAGTGTTAAGAAAAGAGGCCGACATCGACAAGGTGTCAGTGATAGCGCAAGTGGATAGCCGCAAAACGGCGATTGGATTCATCAAACTTTTATTGGAGAAATGAAATGAGTATCAGTGCATCAGCAGTGTTAGTGGAATTGAACATCAGTGTATGGCCTGCGTCCAAGATCGACCGAGAGATCACGGACAAGGTGAACTCAGATGCGGGGGCGGTGCGTGGGGCATCGCAGACCAAGAAGAACTTGTTTGCAGGTACGAGCCTACGCAAAGACATATCGGACTTTGCCGCACGAGTGCGCCTGTATCACAACAAGCACACCCTGCCTTGGGCTGACAAGGGTGAGCGCATGTTACCGACTGCGTTGTTCATGGACTACAAGCAGACCATGAATGGGTTTGAGCAGACGTTCAACATGATGTGTAACAACTTCTACATCGAGTACCCGCGCTTGGTTGCCGAGGCACCGACTGCGTTGCAGGGGCTGTACAAGGCAGAGGACTACCCCGAGCTAACAGATGTTAGATTGAAGTTTGGCTTTCGCCGCACAGTCAAGCCTGTGCCCGAAGCCGGTGACTTCCGCTTGGACATTCCTGCGTATGACCTAGAGGAGATGCGCAGCGAGTTTATGTCACAGCAAGACCGCAAGTTGGCAGAAGCAATGCGCGAGCCGTGGGACCGTCTGCATAAGACGTTGGTGGCAATGTCGGAGAAGTTGACCGATGTTGAGGGGGATGACGGCAAGAAGCGTTATCACGACACGTTGCTTACCAATCCTTTGGAACTCTGTTCTCTTTTGACGAAGTTGAACATTACCAACGACCCGAAATTGGAGGAAGCACGTAGGCAAGTAGAGGTAGCTATGTTGAACGCGGACATGGAGAGCATCAAGGAAGATGCCGACACGCGCAGTGAATTGAAGTCCAAGGTGGACGCAATTATCAATAAGTTTGAATGGTAAGGAGTAGATATGAAGACAATGGAACTGAGCAACATAGACACGCACAAGCATGGCAAAGTGGACGAGGTTCACGGAACTATCGACCGAGTGGTGTATCGACTGGCAACACTGAACCCGCTGTGGACGTTTCGGGTGCGTGACATAAGCACCAACTTTCAGGGTGTCAAGTCAGCGATGGGGTTCGATGTGTTTGAGCAGGGCGAGAAGCTAGGCACGATCGCACGGACGTATAGGGGTGGGACTAATGTGATTGGCATATCCAATGACCGCATTGCCAAGGGGCGTAGCCGTGGGGATACGTATCACACAGAAGATGCAGAGAAGGCCATACTCAAAGCCAAGAAGATGTTCTATCGCTTGAAGCAAGACGAGCGCATCTCACAAGCGGAGAAGGCGGCGACAGACACTATGAGTAGCCAAGCGTGGAACCGCGAGAGAGCCAAGGCCCAAGAGGAGAACACCATCCAAAGGGCGGCACTAGACTACATCAAAGGTTCGGGGCTTGCACATTTCATGGCACACATAGAGTTACAACCCCCGTCGGTTAGCGCACCCATTCTCAGAGCGGCGAAGAAGGTCGAAGAAATGCAAGGCGAGATGCTCACCATTGAGACTATACGGCAACGCTTTGCAAATCAAGGCACTGCCCTAGTCATAAAAGATTCGGGTAAGTACTTGGTTAAAGTGCGTGACAATGTACAACTCTACGATGATAATACGCTCCCTCACGAGATGCGTAGTAAGTTGGGTATGCTGAAATTGGTGGAGGCCGAGACATTCCTATCCAGCGTAGGCTGTCGTGTCAATGATGAAGTGTTTGTCCTAGTGTTGGATGAGCAGACCTAACAACTGTTAGACAGGAGCAACTGCAATGAAACAACTAAAACTCAAAGCTGTACCCCCGATAGGTACGACATACAAACCGAAGAGTATCTTAGACCCAGCGTTTAAGTACACCCCATCAGCATCGACAGATGTGCAAGCAACATGGATTAAGTTTGGGTGGAAGCCACCCGAGAGGAAAAAAGATGAAAGCAATTCTTGAATTCACATACCCCGAAGATCAGGACAAGCTACGGCACGCGCTCAATGGGAGTAGGGCTATCCACGCATTGGTAGACATTCAGATGGAGGTCCGCAACCACTTTAAGTATGACGCCAATCCACAGGACGTTCTAACAAAAGTTAGAGAACTCACAAACACAGCACTCGCAGAGTGCGGGGAGGAATGATGGAGACGATCGTAACAACGATTCTGCTGGGCGGTCTTGGGTTCATTGTCTGTGGCCTTGTGTTGGTTGGGCTGATGCACTTGTGGTTCTGGATGGATGAGAACGAAAGGGGGGATAGATGAATAAGCTGATCGGGAAAGACGACACCATCAAGAACTATGTGCCCATTGGTAGCCTTGAACTGAAGCTGGCAGTGGCAAGGGCAGAGGGCTACGCCATTCGGGTTGATGAAACAAGGTATCACCACGTTGTTGACGGCACGGTTGTTACTTCAGTGGATGAAAGCAAGCCAAAATATTATTACTACAACGACAGGCCGTTGCCCATGCTTAACCCATACCGCATTGCAATGGAGTTTTATTTGAAGGAGAAGACATGAACGCAAATGAAGAACTCACCAAGCTGGTCATGGAAAGCTATGACCAAGGGGTCAAGGATGGGTTTCAAGCAATCTTGCAACTCATTAAGGAACTGCGCCCTGCGATCAAGCCGCTTGAGGGGATGGGCAAAGGCAAGACCACGCATGAATGGTTTGACATTTTGGTAGCCGCCATTGAGGAGAAGATATGACCCCGCGAAGTTTTGACATTGACACTTGCAAGGAAGTTGTAGGGGATGCGCGGATGAGGGTCATTGAAGCTAAGGCCCGACAGGATGCCGACAACGGCGTTATGGATGCACCAGCAATGGCAAAGGGAACCTACTGGGATGGGGCGTATTCATACATGGAGTATGTCGTGTATGTAACAGCGCATGAGAAACGATTGGCGCGGATTCAACGGATGAAGGAGCGAGCATGAGCCCAAAAATTGAAGCCCTGATAAAAGCAACTGGGTGTGCTGACGTAGGTGAATTGTTTGATCGTTCAATTCGGCTAGGTCAAGTGTTGCATCAATTCAAACAGGAACATGGGCGCATCATGAACGCCACTGAACTGAGATACCTTGAAGCAGTGGTACACGCTACACCACAGGAGAGAACATGAAAGACCCAGAGGACGAAGCATTCGAGGAGTTGGCGCTCAAGCAGGGCCAATGGAACCACATCAGTGGTTGGAGGAAGCGACAGATTGAGCGGGACTTTGCCGCCATAGATGAAGCAAACAACATCCGCAAGAAACAAATTGCACACATGGACATGCACAGCCATCCCGCCGAGTTTGTCCACCTGCACCGCAACGACACCATCGAAGAGGTGGCGAAGGAATTGGAGACGAAATTCACTGGGCCGTTCGGTCGTGACACAGTGCAGTCGTTCGCAACATTTGTTAGGAGCATGAAGAAATGATGCCACCACCGAGTAAAGAACTGTGCCTGATGATGGCAAAAGTCAACTTCCCACGCGATGAAAAACTTAGCTGGACTTGGTTGTTCGCTTGGGGTTTCCACGAAGCGTATGTTGAGGGTTGGTACGAAGGAGTGAAGCTATGAAAGCAGAGAAAGTGTTCATGGCGCTTATGCGTTCCAAGGGATACATAGATGATGACTTCAAGATGGAGAAGGGTAGGTACATCAACTCCAACATGCAGACACGCTGGAATTATTTCTTGGCTGGCTGGGAAATGAGAGGTGCCGTATGATTTTTCTAATCAAGAAGCGCAAGCTGGTGATCGACATGTTCACCTTTCGGCAAATGGTGTTCGATGCGGCAAAGCCCAAAGCGGCGGCGCATTTCTACCCGCAGTGGTGGAAGGATTTAAAGTTGGAGATGCCCATCCCAAACAGTCTGTTCCCTACTGCCACCATGAAGCGGTGTATGGGGTTAGTTGATCACTACAAATATGGCATTATTCAGCCACTGTGGTCGGATTACACGGTGGAGACAGGGCCAATAGGCGATTCATATTGGGCCGCACAATTCTCTGACACTATAAGCACCATGAGTCAACACGCCACAATCCTACGTGGTGCGTATGCGCCAGATTCCCACTATTGCCACATGAAGTTAGATAACCCTTGGGCCGCACGGTGCAAAGAGAACGTCTACTTTAAGTGGGAACAACCTACGTGGAGTATGCCGAACCTGTCCAGCTACATCTTGTTGCCGGGTACAGTTGAATTCAATTACCAGTATTCGATGAATGTGAACCTGCTGTTCATCAAGGGGGCGACCAAGACCACACACCGATTGAAGTTTGGGCAACCGCTGGTACATCTAACGCCGATGACTGACCGACCGATCGATCTGCGATACCACATAGTTGACCGAGAAGAGTACAACAGATTTATGCAGGGTGAGAAGTTGAGCAACGTCAACAGATACCGCGAGTACCGCAGGGTGCGTGAGTCCGAGGAAAGCAAATGCCCGTTTGGGTTTGGAGGAAAGACATGAAGGGGGGCGCAAGGCCGGGCAGTGGACGCAAGCCCACACTGATCGACGAGCGTAGAGCCTTGAGCCTACACAAGCAGGGAGTATCAATGCGGGAGATCGCCGAGCGGTTCGGCGTGAACTTGCAGGTAATCAAGTATTTTTTTAAGAAGCAAAGGAGGTTAGAACATGACAACGGGAATTGAGGAACTGAAACTGATAAAGCCAAAGAAGGGGCGGGGGTTGGGTAAGAAGCCGCCACTTTTTTGCACGAGCTTGCGTCTACCGAAGGAGGTGATGGATTATTTCAACACCAAATATCCGTATACAAAGCAAGCCAAGATGAGAGAAATTCTTACCGAGTACATCAACAGCCAAATGCAAGGAGCAAACAATGGCAACAGCTAAAAAAGTGAAGAAAGTATCCCGCGCATCCCTGATGCGTCAATACTACAACGGCAACCCCACTGCAACACCTACGGAGGTGGCGAAGAAATTCAAAACCACGTATCAGGTTGCGTACATGGTGCGCAAGGAGATGCAGAAGAAGACCATTGAGGCGAAGCCCCTCACAGGAAAATTCAAACGGATAGCGGCGTTCACAAGTAACAGGCCCATACTGAACCCTGAGATTGCCATAGAGGAACCAAAAGCTGATCCGGTGAATCATCCTGCCCATTACAAGGTAGGTGGAATCGAGACCATCGACTTCATCGAAGCGAAGGCACTGGGGTATCACCTGGGCAATGCCGTGAAGTACATCACTCGCGCCGACCACAAAGGCAACCGACTGCAAGACTTGCAGAAGGCTAAGTGGTACATCGACCGAGCCATTGAGAAAGCATCGATCTAACATTTGTTAGACCAAGGGTAAATCCTAGCCGCCTTCGGGCGGCTTTTTTTCGTCTGGGTGTTGACAAAGTACAAGGTTGTGATACTATGGGGGCTTGAACACAACTGGAGTTTTATATGTTAGACACTTTAGATATTGCACGTAAAGCATGGCGTGTCACGATAGCGGGTGATGGAGGGCACTGCCCCTGTTGCACTCGATGGGGCAAGGTATACGCCCGTAACATCAACGAAACAATGTGCCGGTCGCTGGTGTGGCTGACCAAGGCAAGAGCCAATGAGCATGGGTGGGTGGACGTGCCCGAGACCGCCCCACGCTGGCTTGTTCGTTCTAATCAATTGCCAACCCTGCGCTGGTGGAACTTGGTCGAGCGCATCCCAAGCAAAAACCCCGATGCAAAACATTCTGGTCTGTGGCGACCGACCGACTTGGGCCGTAGCTTTGCCATGTGTAATGCCGCCGTGCCAAAGACTGCCTACACCTACAAAGGCGAAGTCGAGTACATGAGCGATGACACGGTTGTGATTACCGACTGCTTTGGCAAAAAGTTTAGCTACATAGAGGTGATGAATGGCTAACACCCCCGAGGCCAAGGTCAAGGCAAAGATCAAGGCAATCCTCAAAGCCCACAACAGCTATTACGCCATGCCCATCGGCACTGGCTACGGCAACAGCGGTGTGCCCGACTTCCTGTGCTGTGTGAACGGCGAATTCTTGGCTATCGAGGCCAAGGCTGGCAAGGGTGTACCGACTGCACTACAAGAAAAAAACATGCGCGAGATCGAAGCCGCAGGGGGCAGAACTTTGGTCATCAACGAGGAGAGCCTCAGACTGGGCGTACTCGAAGCCATACTGGAGAACATGCAGTAATGACCCTGACCATACAACAAATCACGCAACAATCGTTGCAGATACTTGAAAAAGAGCTTGGTCATTTATACAAACCAAAATACAAAATGAGGTTTGTGCATGGCAAGTACACCATCTATCGAAGCGAGTACCACCCTGCATGGGGCGAACGAAGATCGGTAACGCTGGCCCACGGGCTGAGCAAAGCAACAGCAACTGGAATGATGAAACTACTGGAGGACAAAAATGACTGAATTATCCGCAGGTGTACGCGCATTGGTTGGGCGCATGGAATCCAACCCCGAAGAGTTTTTTGATGATGCGCAAAAGTGGCGCTTCATGTTTGGCGATAAATTCCGCGAGGTGATGACCGAGCCCGAGAAGGGCGCACTGCACGAGGGATTAAAGCAAGTGCGGCGCAAAGAGTTTGACCAGAAGGTCATGCGTGAATTGCTGAAAGATGAGATGGAAGAAAAGCTGAAAGAAAGTAATGCTCCCTACTACACCACCGCACAGCTAGGTGTTACGAGTACTGGTGGGTTTGGCCAAGCGCAGATCAAAGCACAAGGCAGTGCCGTTACGGTTGACGAACAAACCCGAATAATCCAAGCAAAAACTTCTCTGAAAGCCTTTGAATGAACGAGTTTTGTGCGGGGGTAAAAATTTTGCTGGAGCGCATGAAGTCCAACCCCGAGGATTTTGAATTGCTCGATTTCGATGCCGTTACATATAAATCCGTTGAAGGTCGGTTCTACGACTTTGCAAAGTTGCTGACAAAGGTAATTTCATGCAATGACGACAAAGATATTTCGTGGCAGGAGTGGCGCTACTTCACTGAGGAGGAGCGTCAAGCCTTGGTTGCTGGGTTCACAGAAATGAAGAGAGCCAAGTTTGACAAAGAAATCATGGAGCGGGTGTTTGATGACCAATACATCGAGCGGCAACGCAAGGAGCAGCAATCCATATATGCCCAGAAAGTCCACGCCGCACAAGTCCACGCCGCACAAGTACAAGGCCAAGCACATCTTGCAATATCGGCACAACAGGGCGGTACGGGCTTCTCAGGCGGTGGTCTCATGAACGCTATGGGGCTTGGAGGCATCTTTAAATGAACATCCTCACAATCGACTTTGAGACCGCCTATGGTGGGACT